TCTCGCGCTGAATACCAGCGTGGAATAATGGATGCGTGTGGCGAGCCAGAGAACAGAGAAGTTGTTGTTATGGCTGGCGCTCAGCTGGGTAAGTCTGAAGCGATCCTAAACATCATTGGCTATCACATTGATAACGACCCTAGCCCGATACTTGTTTTGCAGCCCTCTTTGGATATGGCGCAAAGCTTCTCTAAGGATCGAGTTGCTAACGGACTGCTAAAGTCTACTCCTTGTCTTCGCAATAAAGTAAAAGACCCTAGAGCGAGAGACAGTGGCAATACAACTTTGCACAAGCTGTTCCCTGGCGGCAGTCTTACTCTGGTTGGCGCTAACAGCCCGTCTGGACTTGCATCTCGTCCTATACGTTTAGTTCTTTGCGATGAGGTTGACCGTTATCCCGCGAGTGCTGGATCTGAAGGTGATCCTGTTCAACTGGCGCGTAAGCGAGCTGCTACCTTTTGGAACCGTAAGATCATTATGGTTTCCACTCCGACTAACAAAGATAACAGCCGCATCGAGGAAGCGTTCGAGGGATCTGATCAACGAGACTTTCACGTTCCTTGCAAGCATTGCCATGAAGAGCAAGTGCTAAAGTGGGCCAATGTGCAGTGGATTAATAAAGATCCTGACACTGCATCCTATGAATGTTCTGGTTGCGCTGTATTGTGGACTGATTCGGACAGAAGATGGTCTATTAGGAACGGTAAATGGATAGCTGGAAAGCCATTTACGGGTATTGCTGGGTTCCGCATATCAGGTTTGTATTCTCCTTGGACTCCATTGTCTGATGGCGTTCGTGATTTTATGTCGATGAGGAAGAACCCTGAGCAACTTCGGGTATGGACGAACACTTATCTTGGAGAAAGCTGGGAAGATCAAGGCGAAACAATTGACGATTATTCTCTGTCTACTAGAAGAGAAGCGTATGGCGATCATATACCTGAAGAAGTTGTATTTATTACTGCTGGCGTTGATGTACAGGATGACCGATTGGAAATTTCCTATATTGGATGGGGTCGTGATGATGAGTCTTGGGTAATCAACCATGAGGTGTTGTACGGCGATCCCTCTACGCCGCAATTATGGACTTCTCTGGACAGTAAGCTTTTTACTACATACCTGACTAATGACGGGCGGCTTTTGCCTATAAGGGCTACTTGTGTTGACTCTGGCGGTCATTTTACGAATGCGGTATACTCCTACTGCAAGAAAAACTATGCTAGAAGAGTGTTTGCGATAAAAGGTGTTGGTGGTGAAGGTAAAGCCATTGTTGGCCGTCCATCAAAAAACAATATTGGCAAATGCCTGCTGTTTCCAGTTGGTGTAAATACAGCAAAAGATTTATTGTTCGCTAGGATGCGGATTAAGGATGAAGGTGCTGGTTATATTCACTTTCACGATGACTTAAATGATGAGTATTTTCGGCAATTAACTGCCGAGAAGGTAATCACAAAGTTTGTTCGTGGATACAAACAGCGCGTATTCCAGAAGATTAGGCCAAGAAACGAAGCTTTAGACTGTTTTGTTTACGCCTTGTCAGCATATGCGATATTGAATATTGACATTAATACTCTGGCCGACAATAAAGGCCGTGGGTCAGTAAAGCCCGAAACTGTAAAGCCGAGCAGAAGGCAAGAATCATTTGTACCTAATGTAGGTAAAGGTTTTGTTAATTCTTGGCGTTAAAGGAAAAATAAATGGCCAATGCTTTTGATGCAGCAAACGCTCCTGAAGGTGAACCAGAGTCTATAGTAGTTGGTGACTTTGTTCAGTGGAAGAAGTCAAGCCTTGTTGCAGACTATCCTACCGATTCCTATACCGCTACTTATGTTGCTAGAATTACTGGCGGCGGCGCTGAAGAAATTCAAGTTGTTGGCTCAAGCGAATCTAATCATTATCTGTTCACTGTAGTTGGATCAGACAGTTCAGCTTTTGTTCCAGGTTATTATTTCTACCAGCTTGAGATTAAGCGAAACTCTGACAGCGAAAGAGTTGTTGTTGATCGCGGTAATTTTAACATTACTCCAGATTTAGACGTTAATCTTGCAGATCCTCGAAGCAATTCGGAAATAATGCTTGATAAGATTGAGAGTATGCTTAATGGAAAAGCTGATTCTGACGTTTCAAGCTATTCTATTGCTGGTCGATCTTTAACTAAAATGACTTTTGCAGAGCTGCAAGAGGCTAGAAACTTCTATAAACAGGAAGTTTTGAATGAACAGTCTAAAATTAGTATAAAAAATGGCCGAAAAGGTTCATCAACGATTCAAGTGAGGTTTTAAGTGGCAATATTTGACTTATTTAAGGCCAAGCCTAAGTTGAAGGGCAAGACTTTTAAAAGATCATACCAAGGAGCCAATCAAGGCTATCTTTTTAATGACTTTAAGGCTTCTGAGCGAAGTGCGGATAGCGAATTACGTCCAGCAATAAGAATCCTGCGATCTCGCTCACGCGATCTTGCCAGAAACAACGAATACGTCAAAAGATACCTAATGCTGCTCAAAACCAATGTTATTGGTGAAAAAGGCTTTAATCTTCAGGTAAAAGCAACTGATAGCATTGGAAAGTCTGACAGAGACGGCAACCAAAAGGTAGAATCTGCGTTTAAGAAGTGGGGTAAGCTAGGTAATTGCACTGTAGACGGCAAGCATTCATGGGTTGACGCACAGAAATTGGCAATTGAAAGCCTGGCTAGAGACGGTGAAGCATTTATTGTTAAGCATAGAGGGCCTTCATTCCACGATTCATTCGCGATTGAGTTCATTGAGCCGGACCAAGTTGATGAGCAAAAGAACGAAAGACTGGCTAACGGTAACGAAGTTCGCATGGGTATTGAGCTAGATAAGTTCAAAAAGCCTGTCGCTTATCACGTTTTGAGCTACCATCCTGGCGATTATGACTATTCCACTACAGGAAAGTCTACTAAGCACATCAGAATTCCCGCTGAGAAAGTTATACATTTGTATGACCCAAACAGAGCTGGTCAAACTAGAGGAGATCCTTGGATTTCTCCTGCTCTTGCATCAATTAAGCAGTTAGGCGCTTTGCGTGAAGCTGCTATTGTAAATGCGAGAATTGGTGCGTCTAAGATGGGCTTCTTTACCTCGCCTACTGGTGATGGATTTGTAGCGGACGATCTTGATGGCAATGTTCCTATTATGGAAGCGACTCCAGGCACGTTTCATCAGCTTCCCAACGGCGTTGACTTTAAGGCGTTCGACCCGCAGTACCCGAATAACGAATTTGAGGGCTTTCACAAGGCTTGCTTGAAGGGTATAGCTTCTGCAATTGGTGTTAGCTATACAAGCTTGTCTAACGACCTTGAGGCTACTAGTTACAGCTCAATTCGTCAGGGCGCACTTGAAGAGAGAGATCAGTACAGAGTTTTGCAACGGTTTGTAATAGATCATTTTGTTCGACCTGTATTTGAAGAGTGGCTTGGAGCCGCGATGGAGATCAATAGCTTTGGAATACCCTTGCGTCAGTACGACAGGTTCTCTGATGCTGCTCAGTTCAGAGGTAAGGCTTGGAACTGGGTTGACCCACAGAAAGAGATGGGCGCTGCGGTAATGGGACTGAAGAATGGTATCTTGAGCCTTCAGGATGTCGCATCTCAGTACGGTAAAGATGTAGAAGAGTTGGTGTCTCAGATTGCTAAAGATCGTGAAGTTGCCGATCAGTTTGGCGTTAGGTATGCACTAGAGCCTTTTGGCGCATCCCTAAACTCGATAAATCCTGATATAATCGAGGCTGATGATGCCGAAGTATAAAGGCAAAGAAATAAATACTCGTCCAAATGACACTATGGTCAATGAGGCGAAGCGCGGATTAGAGTGGCGGAAAGAGTTTGGTCGTGGAGGCACTGAGGTTGGTGTTGCTAGAGCAAGAGACATTAGCAACAGGAAAGAGCTTTCATTTGATACCGTAAAGAGAATGTATTCTTACTTTTCTCGCCATGAAGTCGATAAAAAGGCTGAAGGATTTAGCCCTGGAGAGAAAGGTTATCCATCAGCAGGCCGAATTGCTTGGGCTTTGTGGGGTGGTAATGCTGGATTCTCATGGGCGCGTAAAATATCAAATCAAATTAACGATGATAGAAGTCAAGAGGTTATTAATATGGACAACGAAGAGATCGAAGGTGTAGTTGTCGAGGCAGTTGCTGAAGAAGTAATTGTTGAAGAAGTCGTTACAGAAGAGGTTATTGCTGAAGAGGTAGTAACTGAAGAAGTAATTGACGACCTTCCTGTTGAGCGAAAAGGCGTTGAAGTTAGCCACAGAGCTATGGAATTGGATATGTCTCCCATTGATGAGGAGAGCAGAACCGTCCAGATCGCTATATCTAGCGAAGAGCCTGTAGAGCGTTCATTTGGAACCGAAATATTGGACCATACTGCTGAGGCGATTGATTTATCGTTTTTGGCATCTGGTCGCGCACCATTGTTATTGGATCACGATCCTGAGAAGCAAATTGGTGTTATAGAATCAGTAACGCTTGATGGGCAGTCGCGTAGACTGCGCGCTCAGGTTCGCTTTGGAAAAGGTGAGCTTGCCCGTGAAGCATTCTCTGATGTTGTTGATGGTATTAGAGCTAACATTTCGGTTGGTTATGCTATCAGCAAGATGGAAAAGGATTCGCGCAATGGTG